GCGGCGTACTTAAATGCTGGGGGTAATCCGGACCCATCTGTTATGTGGTCGGGGCCAGGTCAACTTTCGAGTACGGTGTATCAAACGGTAGGGGCTTCACAACCACAACCACAAATCAACCCTTATGAGGATGAGCTACAACGTCTGCGACAGCAGTTGGCTGCGTTGCAAAGTCAATACGAAAATACGCTATCTTCTAAGTTGGCTGCGTTGCAAAGTCAATACGAAAATACGCTATCTTCTACAAAGAGCTATTATGATAGTTTGCTTAAGGCTTTGCAAGACCGTTTACAGGAGGCGACGAAGGTCGTGCCGATACAGGAAACACCGAAATTGCAGGATATAACTCCAGCTGAGGATGTAGCGGCGGCTCAACCCGCGCAGGAACAGACCGCCAGTGCACTTCCTAGGACAGCGAGTGGGTTCGTACAGCAGTATGTAGGGGTTCCTTACCTACCGTCTGTGGACAAGCTATTTGACATTTACCAGCAGGTTTTTGGTAAGAGCGCTGATGAGCAGACGCAGCAGTATTTGGTGGGGCCGCAGTTCCAGGGAGTACTGCGCGGAGGTGTGGTACCGTTGTGGATGATTAGTGACCCGCAGTGGCGTCTTTACCTAGCAAAGTTGGGGGTGCTCCAGCGGTTGGGGCAACAGTGACGAGGTGGTTATATGGCGACTGCTCTAGCCGAAGTCAAAAAACGATATGAGGCAGCTAGGGAAGCCAGGCGCTTGTACGAGAGACAGTGGTACTTGAACTTGGCTTTCGTTTTAGGGGAGCAGTGGGTGGCTTATGATAAGCGTTACAATACGCTGAGGCTGACGCTCCCCAGTAAGGGGCCTAGGTTGGTGTCTAATATAATAGCCCCACGTGTCAGGCTGGAACTGGCGGCACTTACTAGGCTACCCCCAGCGTACAGAGTAGAGTGCCCGTCTATGGCTACATCCAGAATTATTCATTATTATTTAGGTTATTTGTGGAGGACTTACAAATACGATAAAGTTTTCCGCGATGCACTGCTGTGGGCGATTGTGGCGAGCACGGGCTTTGTTAAGGTTTTTTATGACCCGGATGTGGGGCCTGTCTATGGGGACTTACAAAGTGGGGACCCGCGTGTTGATTCGTGTGCTCCGTTTGAGCTTTTGTGGGATCCTTACGCCCGTGACGTGTCGGAGGCCAGTTGGGTTATACATGAGCGGGTGCGCTCTCGCAAATATGTAAAACAGAAGTATGGGAAGGATGTAGGAGGAGCTCCAGCCGACAGTATGTTGATGAGTGTCCTTGGGTCGTTGAGAATTAACTTAAACACTTCCCGGTTACCATCGACTACGGTATGCGAATACTGGGAACGCCCTAACCCCGATAACCCTGAAGGCCTTTATGTAGTTTACAGTGGAAGTACGGTTCTCTACGAGGGGCCTAACCCGTATGCGGATACCTGTCCAATACCTTTTGTAAAGTTGGTTCATACTCCTGTACCGGGGGAGTTTTACGGTACGACGTGGGTTTCAGATACCAGGCAGGTCAATGTCCTTTATAACCGCCTGCGTAATGATATACTGGAAAATGCTGTAAAGCTGTCTAACCCGCCTCTGCTGGCTCCTATGGGGTCTATACCGGGAGAGATAAAGATGAACCCTGGAGAGGTGATAGCTTATAATCCACTGGTGTTGCAGGGGGGCAGGGTTGACCAGCTTAAAATAGAGCCGTTCCCGGCGCAGGCTGTGAATATGCTTGTTAGATTGGAGCAGGAAGCTGATGAGATGGCGGGAGTTACGGCTCTAACGAGAGGAGGCATGCCAAGAGGAGTTAGGTCGGCGCAGCAGCTTTCCACGCTGGTGGCAATGGAGGACCAAAGACGCCAAGTATCACTACAAGATTACACCAGTGCGCTGGAGGATGCTTTGACTTACGCACTGAGATTGGCGCGAAAATACCTGTACTTACCGAGGAAGCTCGGAAGCGGCGATAACGCCGCTTTTATTTTGCGTGGAAGCGACATACCGCCGGATGCACAGGTTAAGGTTACAGTGGACCTGCACCCACCCGAACCGGACGAGCGTGAGGAACAGAGGCTTTTGGCGTTGTTCGACCGCGGTGTTTTGCAAGATCCCCGCCTGTTGGTTAGGTTGTTGCAATACGGTTCAAAAGAAGAAATCTTTACCGACATTGACCTAGATGAGACGCAGGCGCAGAGGGAAAACGTCCGATTAGCTGATGGTGTTCAGGTTATGCCCGAAGATTTTCACAACCACATGCTTCATATTGTTGAGCACAACCGATTCCGCAAGACAGAAGCTTATGAGCAGCTTCCTCCCGAAAGGAAGCAGTTGTTTGTACAGCATGTAGCTGTGCACCAGCAGTTTATACAAGCCGCACAAGCCCCGAAAGGAGGTGAGATGGGTGGCGGACATTCAGAACTTAATTCAAACAGCGGCCCAACCGCAGGAGCCCCTATCGCCCCAGCCCCAGCCCCAGCAGTTTGATGGGGGTTTTGACGCGCCCGATGCTTTTGGAAGTGCTGTAGGGGCATTGGCACAACTTCTACAAGAAGACCCTACGCTGGCCGTGAAAATCGCTGATTTGATTGAACAACATTACAGTGGAGGTGAAGTGATGCAGCCGCAAGAGCAACCGCAACCGCAGGTTGCGCTAGAGCCACAGGCGCAGGTTTCTCCGGAGCTAGCACAGAGGCTGGCGGCTTTGGAACAGACTATAACACAGATGCAGCGACCTCTGGCAGATTACCAGTTGGACCGGGAGCTGGCGCAGCTACGCCAGAACTACGGCAATTACCGGAAGCATTATGGTGATGTACTACCGGAGAATTTTGACGAGCTTGAGAAGCCAGTGTTGGAGAAATACCAAGCTATTCTGGAGGGAAGAATACCTCCGCACGAATTGGCTCTTCGCACGGCATTGGACGAAGTTTTGCATAGTGGAGATACACCGCTGCGCGACCGCTTACTGGCATCCGTGGCGCAGCAGGTTCCGCAACCGCCGCGCGTGGAGGGCACTGGCGGTATGGCGGCAGCTTCTACTGCCGAGGAGCAGCCTACGCCTCGCACTACGGCGGAGCGTATGGCCCGCTTGAAGGAACTTTACAAGACATTACTACAGAACCCTGGTGAGTAAGGAGGTTGGTTTAAATGCCTGACACTCAAGTTTTATACTATGAGCAAGCTTTAAAGACCGTTTACAGCGACAAGGCTATGTTTGATTATGTAGTGAAGCCTGTTGCTACACTCAATGAGCTAGAGCGCACGCCGGATTTTACCGTGACGCAGCCGGGAGGAGCGACTTTGATTACCGTCCCGATTATGGTAGGGTTGGCTCAGGGGTACAACACCACCGGAGAATACGGTGAGCTTCCGGTTGCTGGAAGGTCTACGGTAGTGCAGGCTACCTATTACAGTAAGCAGCACACGGCTACTTTCAAATTTAGCTTCCGAGCTAAGAACGCCGGTGCTGACCCTGACGGGGGCTGGAAGGCAATCCCGGCGATGGAGATGGATTCCGTTATTCAAGGATTGCGGCAGTCTATCAACCGCCAGGTGTTTGGGGATGGTACTGGTAAGCTGGCTACTTGTGGCAGTATGGGGTCTGCTGGGAACACCATTCCTGTGGATACTACCAAGTGGATTTATGCCCATGCCACTAACGGGATGTATGTAGACATCATTAATACCTCAAATGGACTACCGTTAGCTACCCGGCGGCAGGTAACAGCCAAGACGACATCCACAATTACTATCAGTGGTGCTGCCGTGGAGACAACCACTAACCACATTGTCGTAATCAGCGGAAGCTACAACGAGGAAATGCTTGGTCTGAACGCTATTATCAGCACGAGCGCTTTGGGAGGAGTTGATCCTGCTACGGCTGGATATGAAGAGTGGTCTCCTGCCGGATATGTTGCGGGGTTAACCAACGCATCCGGCGCGTTTGACGCGGCTGGAGCTCCTCCTAGCCTGTCGCTGTTCCAGAAGCCGTTCAATGCCATCGAGGATAACGGTGGCAAGGTTGATTTCATGGTTGGCTCCACTGGAGTGCAGACTGCGGGGGCTAACTACCTGACCAGCTTCAAGCGAATCCCGGTTCAGAGCAACCCTATAACCCTCCCCGGAGGTTTTGAGGGAATTGACTGGAACGGTGTGCCGCTTGGCCGTGATAAGGACTGCCCGGCTGGAACCCTCTATTTCGTGGAAAAGTCCGGGCTGAAGATTTGCGAGGTAATTCCTCCTGGATGGCAGGATCTTGGCGGCAGCATAATCCATTGGGACGGTCAGCGCGGTTACCAGGCTGTGTGGATTTGGGATATGCAGTTGTGCGCCTTCGCCCGCAACCGTCTTGCTAGGATGATTAACATAGCCGAGGCTTAGTAACGGGGGTGAAGTGAATGGGAGACACTCTAAGTAACTACTGCCCGGTATTTCTTGGCGTTGGTGTCAGTGCTGAGGAAGTTGGCAAGCTGGCGGGTATAGATACTGGAACTGCCGCTAAGGTACTTCAGGTAGTGTCAGCTTCTATGGCTTACAATGACAATGCTAAGGAGCTTGTAGCACTTCCAGCAGGTGCCAAGATAGCTGCAATTTACGTTGATGTAACAACAGCGTTTAACGCAACCAGCCCAACGTACAAGATAGGCTATGCAACCGACGATGATGCGCTAGCCAGCATATCTTCTGGCTTAGATTCAGTTGGTAGAGTGACTGCTTTGCCTCCACCGGCTACTATAGCAGAATGGAATTTGACTACCGGTGGCGCTATTATTGGGACTGCTGGAGGGACTAGTGGCTCTGCTGGCGCAGGTGTAGTGAAGATAATGTACTGGGTGTGATGGCGATGCGTGTGCTGGTGGACAGCCATGTGTTGGACATCCCTAAACGCATCCGCGAGGTAACGGGAGACGACAACTTGAAAGTTTACTACAACACTGATACTAACATGTTTGAGGTGTGGGGGGTGGACGCAGCGTACACCCCCTACATTATTTCCCGTTTCCCTTATCTCGACGAGCGCGTTGTGGTAGCTTTGCAGGAGGCTTATTGGGTTGCCAGGACGACTGGGGAGCCTTACAAAAGGCTTCTCAAGAAATTTGATGAAATGGATTACAAACGCGAGAAGGATTATTGGAAGAGTCTTTATGAGTTGGAGTACGGAAGTCGCGATGCATTGAGGTTTATGGACACTCCGGTTGTTCCGGGGTGGAGGGGGGGATGACGCGGTATGCGGTTTGGTATTTTACCTTTTGGTAGCTGTTTTTACAATTTTGGTATTACATCCACAGAGGAGGAGAACAATGAGGAAAAAGAACCTGTCCAGGTGAGGACGGTGGCGACGCTACAAGAGCTGATAGCGAGAGTGCGGGATAACGTCTACGATCCCGAAGGCAGGCGGTGGTCAGATGCCACCATAACAACATACTTGAACGAGGCTCTTGCTAACCTTAAGCCATTTTCTTATACCTTAGTACCGTTTACTGTGGATGTGCCTGCCAACACGGACATTGTAGGTCGCCCTAGCGGGTTGTTGGCTCCGAACAGAGCATACTTTCGCATTGACACGGAACAGTGGGAACTGGGGGTTCATTCGGGAATTCCAGAAGATACCGAGGATGTTGCTGGTTTTCCGGAGGATTTATACATTGCAGGAAGCAATCTATACCTGCGCCCCGTTCCTGTGCGAGATGGGGTGCTTACCATCGTAGGTACGGCTAGGCCGTCGCTTTTGGTTTACCCGACTGATACACCGAGTTATGAGGATGCTGACCACCTTTTGGTAGCTTATGCAACTTGGTGGTTGTGGTACATCGACGGAAACGTGGCTGAGGCTGAGCGGTGGCAAGGGCTTTATACAACCTTGCGAGCGGAGTGGGCAGTGCTCGATGCACAGCGCAATCCGTCAACTAATAACATTAGTCGGGAGTGGTGGTAAATGCCACGACAAAAAGCCGGTGCCTATGATGCTATAAGAATAACAGACTTCACCGGAGGTTTGAAAACGGGGCACCCGTCTTCAATATCGGATGATGCCTTGGTAGAAGCCACCAATGTTGTTTACACTGTTGAGGGGAAGATCACACCACG